TATATGTTGGTAAGGGGTTAAATGAAATGGTTGAAAAAGATAAAGAATATAAAGGTATTGAGGCTGATACAGCTGAATTCAATGATATCTTTATGCGAAATGAAATGGGATTAGATATTGATTACGTTGCACCTGCCTGTATTAATGTTTCTCGTAAAAATTACATCATTAAAATGGTTAAGAAGGGTAAAGAGAAAATTAAACTAACTGGCAATACAATTAAATCAAAAAAATTACAAACATATATTGTTGAGTTCTTAGATGAAGGATTAAAGTATTTGTTGAGTGGTGATGGACACTCATTTGTTGAATTGTATTATGATTATGTAAGCAAAATTTACAATAAAGAAATTCCATTATCAAAAATTGCAAATAAAGCGCGTGTTAAACAAAGTATTAATGAATATAAAAAATACGTAATGAAAACCACTAAGGCGGGTTCATTAATGTCTCGTCAAGCACACATGGAATTAATTATGTTAAATGATTATCCTGCAGGGTTAGGTGACACAATTTATTATGTAAATAATGGAACTAAGAAATCATCGGGCGACGTTCAAAAAATAACTAAACCGACAAAAAAACAACAAGAAGAATTTTTAGCAAAACACGGACAATTAATGCCTAACGATTATATTGAAGTAAATTGTTACATGATTGACGAAAAAGAAATACAAAATAATCCTGATTTAAAAGGTGATTATAATGTACCTCGTTATCTTAATAATTTTAATAAACGCGTTGAACCTTTATTAGTTGTTTTTCATCCATCAATTAGAGAAGATATATTAATCGATGATTTAAACGAAAGACAATATTTTACAAAAGCACAATGTGAACTAGTTAATGGTTTTCCATTAAAAGAAGAGGGACAAGATAAATTAGATGAAGTTATGACATTGTCCGATAGTGAAGTTTTATTTTGGAATAGGGTTGGACGTGATCCATTCTTTATGTATGTTGAAAATAGTTTAGAACTTGCAGATCAATATTGGGTAGAACATAACAGAAAAGTTGTTGCATTACAAGAACAAAGCACAGCCTCAAACGAAGAAGAAATAATTGAAACTAACGGACACGATTACGCATTACATGCGATTGAAAGTTAGACGATATTAAATGGAGATGGCATCGCTCTAAACTTAAGAGACTTATTAAGATTTTCTGCCTCGCCTGCTTTTCTTTCGAGAAGTTTGTCGGGGCGGAGTCTTTCTAATCTATTCATAAGTTCCTCAATTAATTTAGACTTTTCGTCTTTACCTTCAGTAATTAATGATTGATAATCTAATTTTATTGAACTATCAGGAACTTGTAAGTCGCCCGAGAATTTACCCCAAATACGTCCTAAACCTTCTTTAGAATACGCAATCAAATACTTTCTAACCCAGTTTTGTGATGGCTTATTTAATTCGTCCCATGTTAATTGTTCCGTCATAACATCAGAAGGTAATTTAATAACATCTTTGTTTTTCTTTAAACAAGTGTCTCTATCCATTGTATCATAGTACCAATACCATACGCGATAGTTATTGCTTCTTAAGTTGGTAAAATCAAATTTACCACCAGGAGTATTATAAAGGTGAATTAATTTTTTTCCTTCTGGACCTGCCGTAATTCTATATGTTACGTCACCACCGATTAAACGGTTTTTAATATTTCTATCTCCCATCCTTAATAACAAGTCAAAAGCGGGCATCATGAAAAAAGAACCTGCCGAACCTGTTTGGGCAAAACCACCCGCACTACCAAATCCCGCGCCCCCTAAACCACCGAATCCACCTAAGAATGGATCCACAATAGAATCGGTTAAAACGGCTCTTTGAAACCACAATAATTCGTTAATTTCGCGTCCCGCGGGAACTTCGTAAACTTGTTGATTTCTAACTATTTCAAAATAATCCTTTTTTAATTCATTATCACCACCCGCCTGTAAACCAACAATTTTAGAATATGCATATGTGTATTGTGTTTCATAATCTAAACTACGAGTGGTAAATGCTCTACTTAATGATTGTGTATCTACGTTTAAACCTGCTAATGCTGACCATTGAGATTCAATCAACCAATCACTAACATATTGCTCATATTCTGACATAGAAAGTTCCATAAAGGTATCCATTTGTTCCTGCGTAAGTTCAATACCTCTAACAGGCATACCTAAAAGGTGGAAAACCTGCGTATATAATTTTTCTTTCTCTTCGTTGGAAATAATAGTAGTCATAATTTGATATATTCTAATAAATATCTTATATTTAAGTTATGAACACAACACTATTGGAGTTATTTAATGTTGCGGGTAAAAACGACTTTGAATTCAGCTATAAAACAGGTGAAGGGGAAAATGTATTAAATTTAGACTTAGATAATAAAAAATTATCCTTAACTATTGGTGATCCTGAACATAAAGATTTAGATTTAATCTTAAGGGACGCTATGTTGACAATTACAGGAGGCTCTTAATTAAATCCTTACTGAAGGATTCTGAGTACTCTCCGTCTCCCATTACCTGATCGATAATTCCCTTTTTCTTTTGTAAGATATTGTAAATTATCTTTTCTAATGTATTTTCAAATATAGGGTAATAAACAAGCACACTATTTTTTTGTCCGTAACGATAAGCTCTATCCTCAGCTTGACTATGGTGAGCAGGGACAAATGATAAATCATTCATAACAACAACTTCTCCCGCCGTTAAAGTAATACCGACGCCGCCCGCAACAATATTAGATATGAAAATCTTTATCTTATTTTCATTTTGAAATCTATCGACAGATTCTTGCTTTTTTTCTTTACTCATGCTTCCATTCAATATTACCGAGTTTTTTTTGTATTTCTCATGTAACATTTCTAAAGACATAGTGAAGTTGGTGAATACAATTACTTTTTTACCCTGATCTAAACACTTATCAATAATTTCACAAGTATATGGAATTTTTTCGTAGGCAATAAGTTGTCTAATTTTCATTAAGCGATTTAACGTGACGCTTATAGTTTCATTATCTTTTTTATCGTTGCTAATTCTTGTAAACTCCTCCAATTCCTCGTCGTACATCTTACTTGTAAGTTCCACAAACACAGGTGTAACAATCTTTTCAGGTAAATCAAGAATGTCTGTTTTCATTCTACGAAGAACATATGATTTGGTTCTTTCTCTCAATTCATCTAAGTTACTTGCTCCACTTGTGTTCCACACTTTTCTATTACCAACAGTAAATTGATATCCTTTACAATACCTACGAACATAAGATTGCCAATTTAATGTTAAAGGAGAATCTACAATTTTTAATAAATTAAAATAATTTATTGGGCGAGACGTCATTGGTGTTCCTGTTAATAACCAAACTCTTGGTATTGTCTCCAAAACATCATTTAATAGTCTTGTTCTATTTGCTGTAGTATTTGAAACGTAATGTGCCTCATCCACAATTGCCAAATCAAATTTTTCGTTTACCAATAGTTTAAAGTCTTCGCTATCCTCACTTTTTTCTGTTGTATGGTAGTTTTTTAATATATCATAATTAATAATATAATAATCAAATGTTGAGCCCCATTTTCTTCCTTCAACAATTAAAACCCTTCTATCTGTGTAGTTTTTAATTTCTCTATCCCAATTTATTTTAAGAGACGCGGGACATACAATTAAAACCTTTTTTGCACCACTCTCAATAGATGCAATAACCGCTGCAGTCGTTTTCCCGAGCCCCATATCGTCGGCTAATATAAACTTATCATTTGCTAATAACTTTTCAATAGCAACCTTCTGATGCTCCATGGGAGGGCGATTATCATACGGACTATAATCAATTACTCTATTTAATTTTTTTTCTTCTTGTAGGATGGCGGCTTTAGGTAACCAAAATGCGTTATTTTGTTCTGAATCTAAAACCTTACCCCAAATATGATATGCTTTATCTGATTCACACAATAACTTTTCGCACCAAATCTTTTCAGGTGGAATAGGTAATAATTTCTCTTCTTGTATCTTTTCACCAAACGTAGAAACAATACTAATATGTTTTCTTGCAACCTTTGGGGTGATGTCCTTATACTTTAAAACATATTCCGCTTGCGGGCGAGTTAATTTAAAATTTTTAACTTCCGTGAACTTTCTTTTATATTCTAATAGTTGATTATTAGAACCCTCGTATGTTAATAGCGATTCTCTCGCTTCTATTTCTGGTATCATTCCACTCATTATTTCAATATAACTAAATAGAACGTAAGATTAAACTATTTATTAAGATATGGATAATAAACTACCAATTACTAGGGTTTCTAAATTTTTTGGGCAAGACGACTTTGATTTACACATTCAGATGGGCGAAGAGTATCTTCATGGGGATTTAAATATGAAATTAGTGTTATATAGAGTAGATAGAACTAAAACAGAAATTGATGATGTGTACGCTGAGGTTGGTTTAGACGAAATCAAATACTTCCCGCCTATTGAGTTTAACGGATTAGTTAAAATTGATGAGGCTAAAAATAATTCATATAAAGGTGGAATATTAAGATATAACGAACCCGGTAATTTAACAATATCAGTTTATATAAAACATTTAGAACAATTAAATATAGACATTAGATATGGTGATTTTATTGGTTACCAAGAGTCTGAAACCAGAACAAGGTTTTACACGGTAACGAATGATGGAAAAGTAGTCTCAGATAATAAACATAATATGTTCGGTTACAAACCTTATTATAGAAATATTGTATGTTCCCCGACACAAGACAACACATTTAGAGGAGTATAATATGGGAATACCTAAAAAAAGAAAGAACAATATTCAGATTTACAAAGAATCTGAAGGTGTAGCAAGGAGACAGGAATTGTTAGATAGGATTACTAAATCTGACACATATCTACCTGATAGTATATTACACGATGACTTGGATAGGGGTATGTTAGATTATATTAAAAACACTTTTAAAGTTGTTTCTGACGGAGCCCAAATACCAATAATCGATAAGATATTAACGATTCAAAGGTGGGGTGAATTTACACAAAACTGGTCTTTTAGTGATGAGGATAATAATTTAAAATTACCTTTTATTGCTACCGTTAGAAAACCTGATGTGCAATTTGGAACAAACCCATCGGTACAAAGAACTATCCCTGATAGACATCAAATTTATTATGCGGCAGTACCTAATTGGAATGGAACTACCATGGGAGCGGACATCTACACAATACCACAACCAATTCCAGTAGACGTGACATTTGATGTTTCTATTGTATGTGGTAAATTTAGGGATTTAAATAAATTTAATAAAATTGTTTTAAAGCACTTTGCGTCAAGACAAGATTATACAACAATAAAAGGACACTACATACCGATTGTTTTAGATAAGATTGAGGATAATAGTCCAATTGAAACAATCGACGGGCGTAGATTTTACATTCAAAATTATCAGTTCACTATGCTTGGATATTTAATAGATAGTGAGGAATTTGAAGTTAAACCAGCAATTAATAGATTATTTACCATGTTTGAATTTGTAAACCAAAACTCAATAGCAAAAAAATTCATAAGTAAGACAGTTAATATTGTCACAAGTAACCAAAGTGCTTTTGGGGGACAAACTGTTTTTACAGTAAATGAACCAATAGGTACTTTATTCACCGTTGCTATCAATGGTATTATTCAAACTAAAGATGTTCATTATTATCATGTAGCATATACGTCAAGAGTTACATTAGCGGAGCCCGTTCCTGATTTTAGTTTAATTACTATAATCTATTACAAAGGTAAAAATAGTATAATACTTGATAATTTTGGTAAGTTATTAAAAGTCAAAACCGAAGTTTTTACGTATTCTGAATCAATTAATTTTTTCTTAGACTATGACATTAAAAGTATTGTAACGTTAGACGTTAATGGTATGGTACAAACCGAAGGACAATCTTTTGAAATAACAGGAAATAAAGATGTTACACTTTTAGGTACCCCGACTGTTGGCTCAACAATAGGTGTTACTTACGTATATTAATCATCTCCGTAAATGTCCTTCTTTTTTGGTTTACATAGTTCTTCTATGTGCTTTTCTAATACTTTATAAATTTTTAATCCATTTTTATCACAATAATTTTTTAACATTTCGTGATATTTTTGGCTGATTTTAACATTTTTCTGCTTGTTTTCCATAAAAAAGATAGTAAAAGATAAATAACTATCTTTTACAAAAAAGTTGGGAAATCTTTGATAAAAACAAAGATATTTATTAGATAAGTAATAAATTAATTTAACCAAACAACAATCAATGGCAAGTAATAACAGAGTTTTCGTATCTCCGGGAGTCTACACATCGGAAGTAGATTTAACATTTGTAGCACAAAGTGTGGGTGTTACAACATTGGGGTTAGTAGGTGAGACTTTAAAAGGTCCAGCTTTCGAACCAATTTTAATCACAAGTTTTGACAATTTTAGAACATCTTTTGGTTCTACTTCCCCTGAAAAAGACGGAAACGGAAATCCAAAATATGAATTAGGATATGTTGCTAAATCTTATCTACAAGAATCTAACCAATTATTCGTTACAAGAGTATTGGGTAAAACTGGTTATAAACCAGTAAAATCATTTGGAATTGTAACTCAAGGTGGTATTAGTGTACCGAATTTAGATGCATATTTAGATGGTACATATACAGGAAATACTGCGGGTAACTTCTCGTGGAACCCTAGTAGCCCTTCTTCATCTGAAGTGTTTTCATCTTTATCGGGTGTTACCGCATTTGACGGAACTTCTATTCCTGATTATATTAAAAAGAACTATAGTGGTTTAACTTCATCAGACAATGGTAAATGGTTTGCAATTGGTTTCCAACCTGCAGGTTCAAATCAACCTAATTTAGTAGGTTCAAAAGAAGAAGTTTCACCATTAACAGGTAAAAAATATGTTGAAAATAAAAATAGACAAGAGTGGTACAATACATGTTTTGTAGAAGGAACACCAGGTGATGAAACAACAATCACACATATTAGAAGTTATTTATTCACATGGACAGGCGGAACAGTATTTGACGGAGAAAAATTTGATATTGTTGCAAGCATGGATAGTGACTACGATAATGTGGTTGTCGCAGCATTAAGATCAAGAGGACGTTATGTACAACAAAATTTAAATTTAGAAGTTACAACTAACTCTAAAATTGCTTTAAGTAATACCGATAGTATTGAATTTAATCCTTTAGCTGAATTTACAATTGATGTTACAGGAACAACAGGAGGAGCTAAATCTTTTAACGTATCGTTAGATATGAGTTCACCTCAGTACATCACTAAAGTTTTAGGTAATGATAACTTCTCCCAATCATATATTGATAATCCCGTGTATGTGCATGAAGTTTATCCAAACTGGTTAAAAAATGCATTTGAGCAAGGTAAAATTAGAGGTTTACAAACAACATTTGAATATGACGATGTTAGTACCGATTTCCTAACTGAGTGGGATACACCAATGTCAGCAACAGTTGTTTCTGAAGTACGAGGTGGTAAAGTAAATGATTTATTTAATATTATTACAATTTCAGATGGTGAATCTGCTAATAAAGAAGTAAAAATTACGATTCAAAATATTAATTTAGATTCAGGTGAATTTGATTTATTAGTTCGTGATTATAACGATAGTGATGATAATGTGGTTGTGTTAGAAAAATTCTCAAGATGTTCAATGAATCCAGATGTTGCAGGTTATGTAGCAAGAAAAATTGGTACATCTGATGGTGAATATACCTTAGGTTCAAAATACATCATGTTAAATATGACACCTAATGCGCCAATAGATGCGTTCCCTGCAGGATTTAAAGGATTTACAAGTAAAAATTCATTTGGTTCAGATAGTAAATTGGGTGCGGTAACATATAAAACAAGTTATTTTGACGCAGGACAAGCTATGTATTATAAACCAGATGGTACGGCTGTATTATCAAGCGGCGATAAAATTAAAAAAGTATCTTTAGGTTTATCAAGTCAATTAGCATTTACATATGATGATGATTTATTGAAATTTAAAGGTGCATCTGCAGCAGGCGTAACAAAGGGGTTTCACCTTTCAACTAACGCATCAACTATTACAGGAACAACATATATTACAACTAATTACGATTTAGAAGGACAAACCGACCCAGTAAACAACAAACTAACTAATATTAGTAATCGTAAATTCACATTTGCAGTGTTTGGTGGTTTTGATGGTTGGGATGTTTATAGAAACGTAAGAACAAATACCGATCAGTATATCTTTGGTACACAAACTTATATTTCAGGTAATACAAATAATGGTGGTGTATTTAGCCCAACAGTTGCTAACTCAGATTACTACGCTTATTTAGATGGTATTAATACTTACCAAAACCCTGAAGCTGTGGATATTAACGTATTCGCAACACCAGGAATTAACTTCTTCGAACATAGTTCATTAACCACTCAAGCAATTGATATGATTGAAAACGATAGAGCGGATTCAATTTATATTATCGGAGCACCAAACGAAACTGATATGTCGTCAATTGTTGGTGATTTAGATGATGTTTCAATTGATTCTAACTATTCTGCGGTTTATTGGCCTTGGATTCAAGTAAGAGATACTGATAACGCAACACAACTTTATATCCCACCAACAGGTGAGGTTGTAAGAAATATCGCTTTAACTGATAACGTTTCTTACCCTTGGTTCGCGGTAGCGGGTTATTCAAGAGGTTTGGTAAATGCTATTAAAGCTCAAAAGAAGTTAACATTAGACGAAAGAGACACATTATATAAAAATAGAATCAACCCAATTGCTACATTCTCTGATACAGGTACTATTATTTGGGGTAACAAAACGTTACAAGTTAGAGAATCTGCACTTGATAGAATCAACGTAAGAAGATTGCTATTAAGAGCAAGAAAATTAATTTCTGCGGTTGCTGTTAGATTGTTATTTGAACAAAATGACGAACAAGTAAGACAAGAATTCTTAAGATTAGTAAATCCTATTTTGGACGCAATTAAGAAAGAAAGAGGTTTGTACGATTTCCGTGTAACTGTATCAAGTGCACCTGAAGATATCGATGCAAATACACTTAGAGGTAAAATCTACGTGAAACCAACTCGTTCTTTAGAATTCATTGATTTAGAGTTCGTAATTACTCCAACAGGAGCTTCATTTGAAAATATCTAATCTAAAAGGAGATATAAAAATAAGAAAGGAGGGTAGAAATACCTTCCTTTTTTTTGTAAAACGTTCCACGTGGAGCTATTATTATAAAAATTAAATATATATAATACCCAGTATACTAGATATTCTGGTATTCTTTATTTTATATTTATTAATTAATTTATTATTTAGTGGTTTAAACTGGAACTAGATACTGGAGCCTGTAAAAAACTACGAAAAATATTTGACATTATCAAGTTTTCCAGATAATATTTTAAAAAAAAATTATTTTCCAATAGTGATATATTTATAAGAAAGTAAATAATACTAAAAAAAACTTAACTAATACAACATGGCAGATTTATTAATGAAAATGCCGGTTCCATACGAACCGAAAAGAGTCAACCGATTCATACTAAGATTCCCATCATCTTTGGGTATTAATGAATGGTTTGTACAATCAGCTGCAAGACCTAAAGCAAAAATCAACGTTACCCCAATTCCGTTTTTAAATACTTCAACTTATGTGGCAGGTAGATTTGAGTGGGAAACCATGCAGGTTACCTTCAGAGATCCAATTGGACCTTCTGCAGCTCAAGCACTTATGGAGTGGTTCCGTTTACACGCAGAATCAGTTACAGGTCGTATGGGTTATGCGGCAGGTTATAAGAAAGATATTGAATTAGAATTACTAGACCCAACAGGTGTTGTGGTTGAAAAATGGATTTTACAAGGTACTTTCTTATCAGATTTAGATTTCCAAAACTTAGATTACTCAAGAGATGATTTATCAACTATTCAAGCTACTTTAAGAATGGATAGATGTATCTTGGTTTACTAATATTAAATTTTTCCCTAATACAAACCGATATTTCAGAAATGGAGTATCGGTTTTTTTATTAAAAACTTTACTTTATCATAGTTATAGTGTAAACTTATATCATGGACGAATATAGAATAGACCCAACAATCGCATATGACGTGGTAGAATTACCAACAAAAGGCATTTATTATAAAAATAAAAAGAAATCAGTTAAGGTTGCCTATTTAACTGCCGCAGATGAGAATATCTTATCATCTCAAAATCTAATTAATACAGGTAAGGTTATTGAAGAATTACTTAAAAGAAAAGTATTAGATAAAGATTTATCTGTGGATGAAATTGTTGAGGAGGATAGACAGGCGATATTAATCTTTTTAAGAAATACCGCATTTGGTTCCGATTATAAATTAACCACTACCGATCCAAAAACAAATAAAGAGTTTTCAATTGATGTTGATTTAAGTGAATTAAAATTAAAAGATTTTACATTAGAAGAGGATGTAAACGGTGAATACCCATTTTTTATGGAAAAAAGTAAAGCGCCAATAACATTTCAATTTCTAACACTTAAACAAGAAAAAGAAATCGATGAAATCAAAAAAAGTTGGAATGGAATTGGAGTTGCACCTATCATTACAAAACAACTTGAATTTATGATTAAATCAGTTGGTGGTAATAAAGAACCAATGGCAATTAGAAGCTTTATAGAAAGTATGCCAATTAAAGATTCACAAGATTTTAGAAAATACATAGAAGAAAATAAACCCGGGTTAGATTTAACCCAAACAGCAACCACCCCATCAGGAGATACAATCCAAATTCAAATTGGATTTGGGGTAGAGTTTTTTCGTCCTTTCTACGGATTATAAGAAAGGTTTATT